CTTCTAAATCTTTTACTAAAGTAGTACCATTATTAAAACTTGCTACATTACCGCTACCGCTAGTTTTATTTACTGTTAAAGCTTCTCCGTTTCCACCTTTAGTTATTTCAACCGCAACGCCTAAACCACTTGGCATATCGACAACTAAACCACCTACTTCTATTGAGTTTGTTGTTGTGTTTCCTGCGTCAGTTACTTCATCTAGTGTAGGTGTAGAAATAGTTGGAAATGTTTGCCATGTTTTATCTCCTCTCCAATATTGCGAAGTTGTGCCTGATGCTATTGTAGGTTCTTTAGTTGTTAATGATAGCAATAATTCATTACTAATATTTAAATGTGGTTTCCAACTGTACCCATCTGAAATATATAAAACTGAATCGGCATCTCTTTTTAACGTACAACTTACTCCACCCCCACCACAATTTATATTATACCCATTGTTATATGACTTATAAACAAATATAAACTTACCTAAATTGCCACTATTTGCACTTGGTATAGTTAGTGACCTTGCAGAACTATTTGAATTTTTTTCAATGTAAATTTTGCTAGCATCTAAAGTAATATCTGTATCAAAAAGTACTGTTTCTGTAAATGAATCAACATTTTCTATTAATCCATCAACGTAAGAAATAGTTGCATAGCTTGATAAATCAACATTTGATGCAATATTTGAGTATTTTACTTTTTGCGTTTCGCCTGTTGTTACATTAACAATAGGTATTAAATCGTTAGCCTGTGGGCTTGATAGTTCGTTTAACTCGGTTATTTTTTTATCTGCCATTATAATATTATTTTATATCCGTTTTCTTGTAATAAATAAAATCCATTTTCTTGTAGCAAATAATTTATTTCTAATTCAATAAACCTACTTGCAAAGATTTTTTTATTAGCTAATAAGTTTTTTTGTACTGATATATCTGAAATATAAGACTTTTTAAACCTTATATTTATATTATTATCAGTCAATAATACGTTATTTTCTTTTGCAATATTTACTAAATTATCTAAACTAATAACATTATTACAAACTAAGTCGCTCAAAGTAGCATTTGAAACTCCCTTAATATCGAAATAATCTAAAATAGGTTTTTCAATAGTTGTCAATTCGCTATCTGAATTAATACCTATATTTAAACCTACTAAATTGTATAATATTTCGTTAATAGTTTGCATTTACAAATATATCAAATTTATTAGCTTCATTTTGTAATAATTGCAAATCAATTATATTTGCCCCATCTTTTCTTAATTGTGTACTTATTAGGCTTCTTAGTTCTTGTTCTACTCCAGAACCATTAACAAAGCTATCAATACCAATTCCAAATAAAGGGTATTCTTTAAACTCTCCTTGTTGTGAAGTAATTAATGTTTGTATATTTTGATTATCGCATAATGAAGCCTTAAAATCTCCATTTTCAATAATAAAACCTAAATCATTTATTAATATATCATTCGCCATGAGTTATATTTTCGTTTTCTATTTCGCTTTTATTTGTATTAGTTAATGGTGTAAAACTACTGTATAGTGGTGCAAATGGATACGTTCCACTTGGTGCTAATGGTATAGTAGTAGTTTTTAGTGTATTTAGTAAGTTATTTACTAAAGTTTCTAAAGCGTTTATTTTATCTGTTAATTCTTTAACTTTAACCAAACCGCCAAACTCTCCACCATTGAAAGAAATATCAATATTTGCACTAATATTAATTTTATCAGCATCCGAAACACTTAATAACTCTATTACATCATTATCAGTATAACCAATTAACACTATACTTCCAATTGTAGGTATTAATTCAATATTATTACCCTCTGAAACACTTAATTTTACAGTTATATTTGAACCAAATGTACTTGTAATTGGGCTACATACTATTGTATTATCATTTTCATTATATGAAATAACCTCACATTTTATAAGTTGAACAAACTCCCTATTGTGAGTATTTGCTAACTTTTGAATCAAATCATTAATTTGCATAAATATCTTTTAAATTAATGCCATCTAATAGAATATCAAGTTCAATTTCTTGTCTATAACCATTAACCCCGAAAGTTTTTCTTACAGATTTTACTATATAATTTCCATTTCTTTCTGGACTAGCTTTATCAATTAATTTTACATGGTCTCCATGCCTAACTGAACTTAAACCAAAAGTAGTAAACTTTCCCCTAAATCCTGTAAACCAAAACATATTTAGTTTTTTTTCAGCTTCTTTTTTTAATTCTTCTTTTGATCTGATATTAAAAAAATAAAGTGTTTTTGTTTCCCCTGTTAAAATACTATCATCAGGGACTAAAACCTCTAATCTTTTATTAGTTGTTTTTGGTTTACCTTTTTTAGTTACTTCGCCTGTTTCTAATTCTTTTTTATCAACTGAATACGCCCTAATATGTAGGTTTATATCTTCTTTTCTTTGATATTGTAAATTATCTTCAACTATATTTTCTTGAAAACTAAATATATGTTTTCCTTGTCCTGTGTTTTCGTTTACATCTTCAGGATAATAAACCAAACTTGAACATCTCAACTCGTTCCCTCTTAAATAACTATTTAAGTGTGATTTTTTACGCAAATTTGCCAAAACTTCGGCTACTGTTTCGTGTCCGCTTATAAAATCCCCTATTATAGTTTTAATTGATTGCCTTACTTTTATAGTTGTATTTTTACCTTTAATCATGTCATTAATCATACTTTCTACATCCCATTGATTAGAATAGTATGTTTTTATAGGTGCTTGTATTTGCTTTAATTCATACATTAAATCTTCACACTCAAAAGTTATAGGGGTAGTATTAAAAACCGCTGTAATATATCCTTCAAACTCTTTTTGAATAGTAGTTTTACTGTTATAATGATAACCTAAATTAATTGTAATACGGTCACCACGTTGAATTAATGGAATAGTATCTCCAGCATATAAATTTTTCCCTGTAAAATTAGTACGTACACCGTTTTCATCAGTAAAATACATTTTTTTAGGAAATGTTATTTTTGCTGTATCTGTGAAATGTTCCCAACTCGAAAATATCTCAACCTCATTTATAAAGTTAAAAGAAAATGTTTTTTTTCTTTCAATACTTTCGTTTTCGTTAGGCTTGTATGGTGTTTTTTGTACTATTGTAACGCTTGAAACTAATCTTAACATAATATTTTACTTTAAAATTATTTCCGTTGGTATGTCGCTTAATGCTTGTATTTCAAATGGTACGGTTGTTTGCTTTCCAACTTCTTGTAATATTTCAAAGTTTTGAATTACAATATATTTAATACCATAAAGTTCTGTTAATATCCAACTTTCAATCTCTATTTCAGTATTACAATATAAAGCTTTTAATAACTCTTCATACGCTGTATATGGAAATTGATTATTTGTATTTGAAACTAATAAACCTTTGATATTTATTGCAAAATCTCCATCTGAAATATACTCTTTTATAGTTCCGTTTCTGCCTTGTACTTGCGTAGTTACTATATTTTTAGTTTGTCCCACATCAAATAAAACCGTATCTAAAACCACATCTCTGTTCCACGTTGTAACTAATTCATTATCATTATTATAATAATCTCTAGCTTTAAAAACAAGATTAGAGAAAACGGGTCTATTAAAATAAGATACTGTCCCTGTACTTGGTGTTGTATTTTTAGGCAAATTAGCTACTAAACTATCAATAGCTGGTTTATAAAATACTTTGTCAATTGCACTTAATCCAAATGTACGTATTAATAAACCTGCTTGATTTATTGCTTGTTCACTTGTTTGTGGTATATTTATTAAATTAGCCATAATTAATTAGTTATAATATTTACATCATTTACAGCGGTTAATAAATATTTTGTTATTTCTTCCCTTATTTTAGGTGCTATTTCTTTTGTTTCCATTACAGTAACACTTAACCCCTCTACTAATTTACCAATACTTATATTAGTAATTTTACTTTCGTATGTTTTAGCTAGTTTTTTATTTTCTTCTGTTTTGAAATTGTTTTTAACAGTTGCTTTTTCGTTTTTATTTTTCTTTAAAATATCGCCTAAGAAATCATTTTGACCTAATGGCATTAAACCTGAATTACCGCCCATTTTAGGCTGTAATTGAACTAAATTAGGGTAGTTTTCGGCTATTGCATTGTTGAACGCTTCACCTACGCCTTCTTGTATTCTACCCGTTAATAAATCCAATATTGAGAAAAATGGTGCAAATAATGCTTTTATACCATTTTCAACAACGCCTTTAAAATCTCCATTAAATAAACTTGTAAAAATACCTTTAAATGGTTTGATAAAATTATCAACAAACCACGAATAAATATTTTTAAACACTTTTATAAAACCTGCTAAAAATCCATCTATAAAATCTCTAAATCCTTGAAATTCTGAATATAGATACATCAATGCTGGTATTAATAAAGAAATACCTAATGTAGCCATTCCCCATGCTGTTGCTGCGCTTATTCCCATAAATCGCATAGCTACCGCCAAACCTTTTGTAGCTGTTATCCCTAAAAATGTAACTATATTTAAAGCTGTTTGTGATATTACCGCAACTTTAGAAACTGACCCCCATAATGTAATACCTACAACTACTTGAGTAATTGCTAAGGCAAAGTATTTTAAACCTTTAGCATTATTTTGTAAAAAAGTAAACATAGTACCTAATCCATCTATAACGCCATCTATAAATGGTTTACTAGCTATAAACATATTATCAAACATTACGCCTAATTGGTCGCCTAAGTTTGATATTTTTTGACTTGTTGAACCCATCATAGATGTTAAACCACCTGCGAACGCTCCGCCCTCCTTTTGTGCTTCCCTTAAAGCAAATGAAAGTAACTCATAAGATACTTCCATGTTTTTAACTTCCTTTGTACTCTTACCTGTTGCTTTTGCTAATGCTCCGTAAATATTAATACCTGCATACCCAAATTGTTTTATATCTAAAGCTGTGGCTTTACCTATATTTTTAATTTGTTGCATATTTGCACTCATTCTGATAAACTCATCACTACCCTTTCCTGCAAATGCTATTGCATTACTTAATGCTAATATATCTAGTCTTGCTTCTTTTGTTGATAAGCCTGTACTTATCATCATTGTATTTGCTCGTGCTAACTCTTCTACTCCAAAAGGAGACACTTGTGCATCTGTTTTGATTTGAGTAAATACGCTTTCAGCTTCTTGTGCTGTTCCTGTTAAGTTTTTAAGTTGTATTCTTATATTTTCATAGGTTTGTCCTACCGATAAAATTTTACTACCTAATGTAGTTA